CATTACCTGTGGTTACACATGATAAGTGCCACGGTTCCCCACGAGTGCGTTCGAGGTTAGCCCCACCAGCCATACGCCCGCGCTGTTCGCCAGAAGATATTTGATATGCTAAGTCACTTAGCTGCTCACTTTTCTCATTGGTCAATTCGTCTATGTAGAACGGTAGATTGTGCAGCACCTCTGAACGGTTAAATTTTATCGCGTCGGTATCCTTTGCGGTTATCATCATGCCCTTCTCAGCACCCCACACCGAACCCGCTACCCGTATAGCTGCTGTTTTACCGCACCCGCTAAGTGGGCTGTGTATGTGTAACGCGCAAGCCTTTTGAGGCAAGAAGGCCATTAGCGGAGAGCCAAACGCTGTACATACAACGTACTGGTGCATCACAAGTTCAGGCCGCGTGTTGTAGAAATTAGCCATCTCTTTCCACGCCTCCAACGTACCCCTCGGCTTGAGGTATGGAATTAGTGCGGCGGTAGGTGTAGACGGTGGGTTATGTTCAATACGGTCTGCGTATATCTCTTTGTCCCCTATAACAAAGGCATCCATGTTCTCGTCTACCCAACCGAACTGGCGACGTGCCGTGGCTGCTGTAGAAGTTGCTTGTAATTCGTTTACCCAAGTAATCATATATTGCATCAAATCGTTTATTTGAGGGAGGGCGACACCTTGTACCGCCATTTTCTTTCTAAATTCTTCTCGTGAGGTTATCGCCGTAAGAGGCACTACAAACTCACGCACGCCGTCTTGCGGCAGGTGTATCTTACAAACTACGGACTCACCTTCTTCTACGTCTATCAACCGCTGCGTCACATACACGTCATGGTGGTAAATAACGTGCTCGTCAACTTCTCCGTCTGGACTTATGTCCCTGACGTACACACCGCCGTTCTGACCACGAAAGTACGGGCGTGGGTAGATAGGTATAACGTGTTGTACAGAAAGATCTTGGTTTTCCAACTTTTCAAGTAGCGTACCTTCAACTGTTTGTAGTTGCTGATCCTGAAGATCATTTGCATATGTACCGTCTTCGGTGACCTCTGCCTCGGCAACCTTGCGCCCCAGCACAATCGGTGAACTGATCTTACCCCAGTGCGGACATTCTGTGCAGATGCTGCCCTCATTCTCGTCGAATGTTGTGCAACGGTACGGGCCTTTTATCAGGTCTAGCTTCTTGAGCGTTAGCTCTGGTGTGTACTCAGCGTGCTGTTCAGATATTTTTTGTGCAGCTTTCTCACCGTCCTCGCAGAACTTAGCGATGGACAGACCCGCCCTCCACATAGGTTCACTCGCTTCGGCTTGACCTTTCACTATGCGACTTAACTGTTCGCAGCCAATCCCTTTCTGAGACTTCATAAGAATATCTTTGAAGCTGTGTTTATAGTTCTGAATTATCGCGTCACGCAGACTTGCTGGGCCTTCCGCGTTCGTACGCTTGTAGGGGACTGGTATCGTGTCTATGCCCAGCTTGCTGGCAAAGAAGTCGAAATTAACCGTATCTGGCTTTTCACCTATGACCTTCACAGGTGCAGGTGTCTCAGGCTTGTGGTTGTGTGTGCCTACTATACGCAGCACTCGCGCTATGTCGGCGGGGACTGCGGGGTCTATCTCAAGACCAAACTCCTTGCACTTGCGCTTGAAGTGATCGGCTACCGGCTTCCACTGCTCTACAGGCACGGACTCAGACAAGACCCAGTAGACGTGTATGCCACGCCCAGAGTTAACGATAAGAGGTTTTGGTAGTTCTAGCGACACGATAAACTCTTGCAGTCTACGTAACGCATCACCTTGTGTGGCAAAGCCTTTGCCTTCGGCTACCTTGTCCTCACCGCAGTCTAAATCTAAGAAGAATGACTTTATCTGTTTAGCGTCTTCGCCCTTACGAGTGCCTTCTTCCTTGAAGTTACTCATAGCAAAGTACATGTCCCACCCTTCACTGTCGTGGTATTCGGCGGCTTCTGCTAGTTCATCTGCTGAATGAAAGTATGTTTGTCGCACTCCACCTGACGCTAGGCCATACTGAAGAGCGACATACACACCTTCTGTGGGTAGTACCCACCGTAAAAATTCTCTTGTGTTCATGGTTGCACCCAATGCCGAGAGACACTATGGCAGAGATGTCGGCGCATCCTCTTCGGTAAAACCTAGCCATAGTGGAGTGATTGCTAGTAGTTAGTCGTCCCAACTATCAACAATGGCACTCAGATCGTCGTCATCTTCCTTGGGTGCGGGGGCAGATTTCTTCACGACCTTCTTGGGTTCCTCCACTTCGGAGGTATCTGGCGCATCGCCAAATATATCGTCAGAGTCATCGTCGTCTAATGCAACGTCGGTGCTCTTGGTATTGCTAGTGGTATCACTAAACGGGTTATCAGGTTGCGCTACAAAGCCACCTTCCACAACGCCAAAGGGCGAACGTGACACCATAGGCTTGTATTCGATCACCTGCACACCGTTCAGACGTAGGCTAACGCCGTTGTCCCGCATAGAGTACGGCACAAAAGTGAAAGCAAGGTTCACGGTACTGCCGGTAGTTAACTGGAAGTCTGTTGGCAGCTTGTTGTTCTGCGCGTCAACTTGTAGCGGCGGCGTGGTCTTGTCGGTGCCGTAAGCACCCTTCAGCTTGCATTTGCCGATGTAGTTACCGTCATCGTCCTTCTTGAACGGTAGCGGGAACTTGTCAGGCCAGCTTTTCTCCTTCTTAGCCTTGTAAGCCGTAGCCATCCCCTTGTACAAGGTCTTAGCTTCCTTCTCAGACATCACGAAAGACATAGAGTATTCCGCACCGTCATCCAGTGGATCACACTTAACAGATGCACCGTTCTTACCAGCCTTGTTATCGAACTTGTAAGTGGTGTCGAGTTTTGGGTAGAGGGCTTTTACGCCTTCAATTGTGTAGTACATAAAGTCTTCAGCCATTTCGGTCTCCTAATTGGCTATTTATATTGAACCCTTCAGTCGCAGCGAAGGGCGAACCTTCGCGGTTGTGTGGAACAATGTCGAAAGCAATAGCTGCTAACGTGTCATCTGTATCCACTATTCCCCTAACTAAACGTAGTTCCTCTTCTTCTAACGGTCTTTGTGGGTAGAAGAACAGCTTTGGTACAGGGCTACCCGCATCGAAACTTATCCTCGTCACCACTGCTGCACTGGGCGTTCCATGCCCACTCAAAAACTTAGCGTAAGCCTGTAGAGGCATAGAGCTTCTACCTTGAGCCTTGCCAAATATGGATGAGGCAGGTACTTGCAGTTGATACACAGTGTCTAACGCCTTCTCTTCAACAATCGCTAGTCGCTGACTAAATCTGCAAGCCCTACCCCCTCCAGTGCCAGATCCTCTGATGTTCTGTGAGCAATCAATACATCGCGCACTCTGTCTTCGGTCTGACGGCACATCGGGTGAAGGTCTCTGGGTATCACTAGACCAGCATGTAGGCAGACGTTTGACGGTGGGATCGTAAGCATCTTTGTAGTACGAGCGCGATACTGCCGCTGCGTTCACGATGATTACGTCTACCGACGACGTGTCTGTCTGAAAGTCTAACCCAGTAAACTTGTTACCCCGTAAACTGACTCGACGCATTACACATCTTCGTCAGGATCAAACGCTGTGGGATCAAAGTCATCCACGGTAGTTTCTTCCGCACCTTCTTCGGATGCGGTGCCTTTCAGTAAAGCCTCTGCAATGCTTGCCAAAGCAAACCGCTGAGTTTTACCTACCTTGATGTACGTATTCTCTGGAATGACCCCATCCCGTACCCATTTACGGGTCGTGGATAATGACACACCAAAGTGCTTCGCAACATCTTCTATTGGAACTAACTGCTCCATCACGCCTTCCTTATGGTCAAAGCGAACTCCGCATCTACGTTTAAGCCCTTCGGCAGAAGGTCTGGGTTTTCTTCTAAGAACTCCCGTACGTTTTTCTGATTCAGTCGCTTATCCAAGAACTCAGGTACCTTATGCTCCAAGATAAACTCGTGCATGTGTTCCCAATCGCTAGTCCAATACTTCTGCTTAACAGTACGGTAAAACGTACCTGCATCAGTCTTGACGCTCTTCATATCGTTCTCTTTTAGATACTCCAGTAGTGCGCTTTTGATTGTGTTTTGCTGACTAACTA